CCAGAACGATCAGCCGAACGAAAACGGCCAAAAACCAAACGACACATGGGTCGACAAATCCATCGATAATGCAGGGACGACCGACATCTACATCGTTAAAATTCCGCCACAATATAAGGATACCAACGATTGGACACGCGCCGGGGCAACCACCGAAGACCTCCTACGGGCGCCCAAAGAGGCGCAGCCCTACAACGCCACCCAAACCCGCGAACCAACCATCGAGGTTCAAAACTCCTATTTCGATCAGCTCGAAGCCCAGTATCACGGGCCGACTATCCCAAACGCAAAAGGCGACCCATCCAAAATCAACGAACGCTTCTGGGCAGCCCTCTTTGCCCATGAAAATCACACCATCTACGAGCCTTTCGAAAACCGAATCTATGTTTACCAGCCATCACGCGGACTCTTTATTAACCAGCACCCAGAATCACTACGCGAAGCAATCATTAAACTTATCTACGAACTCGCCCACCAACGCCCAAGATCTGATTATCTGGCCGTCACCCGATTCGTCTCCATGCAGATAATCGGCGGCGTTATTGAAGCCCTAAAAGGACTCACCTACCGGCCAAACGCGTTCCGGCGCGGACTCTCTGACCCGCTTTTCCTCCACACCGCTAATACTATGCTGGTTTACAATGAACACCAGTTCCATGAGCGCCCTTTCAGCCCGGAGTTCCGCAGCCGCAACCAGTCTCCGATTCCCTACGATAAAAACGCTTCCCAGTCAGCTTTCCGACAGGCCTTTTTCGACAACAAATTCCCGCAAGAAGATGTCGCCCTCATCCAGAAATATGCAGGCCAATGCCTGTTAGGCCGAAACTTAAGCCAAACCATTCTACTCCTGGACGGTGTGACAGAAAGCTCCAAAACCACTCTCGCTTTAGCTATCGCTGACACTATCGGCACAGAAAACTGCTCAGAACTACGCACCGCTCAACTAGGTGAACGCTTCGAAATAAGCGCCTTCGTCGGTAAAAGCCTCCTCACCGCCCCAGACGTCAAAGCCAATTTCCTCTCTCTTTACGGCGCAAGCTTCCTCAAAAGCCTCGTCGGAAGCGACCTCCTAAGCGCAGAATTTAAACGCTCTAATCGCCGCGTAGAACTCGAAGGCACCTTTAATGTCATCATTACTTCCAACTCCAGCCTCCGAGTCAGACTTGAAGGCGACTCCGACGCCTGGAAACGCAGACTCCTCATCATCCGTTTCGAACACCCCATCCATTCAGAACGCATCCCCGATTTCCACCGCGTCATCGTCCAAAATGAAGGCCCAGGCATCCTTAACTTCCTCATCGAAGGCTCTTGCCTCCTCCTAAAGGACCTCTCCCATGGCGGCAAACTCCCTCTCAACCAATCCCAATTAAACCGCGTTAATAAATTCATTGCTGAAAGCGATTCATTGCGCCAGTTCCTCCTCGCTAATGTCTGCTCCTCTTCAGATTCCAACTCCGACCTTTCCACCAACGAAATCCTCGACGCCTATTACGCCGATTGCCTCCATAATGATATCAACTCCCTCCCTACCGCAGAAGCTCAGAAAACACTCGCCGAACTCATGAAAAACCTCTTCGCCCGTTCCTCCTCCCACTCAATCAAACGCGATAATAGAAATTGTCGCGGCTACTCGGGCGTCAAACTCCGTCCACAAAACGACGAAGACTTCTGACCCTCCAACCTCTCAAAACTTCGTTCCCAGGGACGCCAGGGACGTCTCTCCCACACTTTACCAAGCCTTTTCTGGCGATACTCTAAAAAACCTTCAACTCCATCCCCAGGGACTCAACGGACGCGTTTTTCCTACATATTTATACTTTAGAACTCTCCCCGTTTCTGAAGAAAAGGTCCCAGATTTTCCACATGGTCATGCCGCTAAAACGCGTCCCTAACGTCCCCAGCGCTAGCATATACTATCTTTCGCAGCCACTTTCGGCACGAAGCTTCACAAGCTCTGCTCAAAAGTTTCTCTCCCGAGGGAAATCCTATTTTATCTTAGCTTTATTGTATGATGTTATGAGCACTTTTCGGCTTTCACCATTGTTGATTTCCAAAGAGTTACAAAAGCTTTTACAGCTTTCGAACCAGACTTTTTACGCTCGAACCGGGGGCGGGGATCGCCTACCGCGGATCAGCTCGCCGCCTTGGCCGGTAGAGGCTTGAAAATTTTTTTGATAAAAAGAGACCTTATGAACTTTTGGAAAGCATACGTTAAGGCTCGTAAATCTGAGGTGCGATCCAAAATGTACAGAATAGCAGCCCGACGACTATTTAAATTGGAACGTTGGTATGAATACCTCAGGGTCTAAAGGTTTTAAAGCTAGGCCAATATCTTCACTTGGTTATAATCCTCCTAGCTTTGACGAACTTACTAATAACTCCGTCCATCCTACTAATAACTCCGTCCATCCTATAGTCGACTTCCTGCCTCCTAACCAACGGATAGTAATGTGCTCCGGGGCCTCACAAACATGTTAGAGTCCTGGTACGTCCTAACCATCGCAACTACCTCCCCAAGATGGTAATCCCGATGGACGTAAATCTCAAAGATTTCGACCCCACTCAATTACTAATCTTCAACGGCAACCCGCCTCGGAAGCGTGGTGTATGGTGAAAGCCTCTGAACTAATAAAACGTTTGCTGGACATTATTGAAAAGCATGGTGACCAGGAGGTAACAATAGAAGAGGATGGTTCTTCGTGCTGTATTTCAAATATCGAGGTGCGAGACTACAGCCCGACCTGGATAGAAATTAATCTGTACTGAAACATGGACGATTCCTACAAAGTCCTGGAACATCCGGTCTACCCTGTCCCAACCAGAGAGCAATTCCTCGCTGACCCTGACGGTTGTGCCAAGTACATCGAAGAGCGCAACCAGACCATCCAGGCTGAACAGGCCGATCCTCTACAGCACGGTTTTGAACCAGAGTCCTGGCGCTACGCGCGGGACGCGATAAGGGCTGGCACCAAAGAGTTGCTAATCATGGGCGGCAACCGCGCTGGCAAAACCGAATTCGCGGCCAAGCTAACTCACGAGATAATGGGTAGCCGTGCCAATGCCGAGGCATGGTGCTGTCAGACCACCGACGAGAACAGCATAACCATGCAGCAGCCGTTCGTCTGGAAGTACATGCCGCCGGAATACACCAACCTTAAAAAAGGCCAAGTCACCAATATTCTCTATAGCAAGAAGAATGGGTTCAGCAACGGCGCGTTCATTTATCCTAACGGAAGCCGGTGCGTTTTCAAGAACTACGCTCAGGATATCAAAGTTATCGAGGGCGGCGAGTGCGACCTGATCTGGTGCGACGAGTTGGTACCACTCGGCTGGATACAAACCTTGCGTTACCGCCTCGCGACACGTGGAGGTCTATTAGTTATAACATTCACGGCTATCGAGGGCTGGTCCCCTAGCGTCAAAGAATATCTGCAAGGTGCTAGCCCGATAGAGCTGGTACATAGCAACAAAAAAGATTTTCCAAGCCTGAAAGGAGAGCTGGTACCATTGATCCAGCAACCCATTAGGCGCAACGCCCGCATAGTTTATTTCCACACTGAATCCAACCCATTCGCCGGATATCGTAATCTGGTAAAGATCTTAGACGGAGCATCCCGAGAGGAAATCCTCACTCGCGCATATGGCGTCCCGCTCCGCTCGATGGTCTCGCGATTTCCGAAGTTCAACGAGCGCATTCACGTAATCCCGCCGGGAAAAGTGCCTTGCACCGGGAGTAACTACCATATCATAGATCCCGCTAGCGGTAGAAACTGGTACATGCTTTGGGTTCGGGTAGACGTGCGCAACCGGCTGTTCGTATATCGGGAGTGGCCGTGCGAGGGCTGGTACATCCCTGGCGAAGGCGAAGTCGGCCCATGGGCAGAGCCTGATGGCCGGAAGCATGACGGCAAGCCTGGCACCGGCCAGACCTCCTTCGGCTGGGGCCTGAACCGTTACATCGAAGAGATCCGGCGCTTAGAGGACGCTTCGTCCGAAGAGATCGTCCAGCGCTGGATGGACAGCCGCTTCGGCCAGTCGCCGACGATGCACAACGACCAGACAAACACGATACTGGATGAACTGAACGGCCTGGATTTTCCCGTGGCACCCGCGCCCTACGACATGATTGACGAAGGCGTGAGCTTGATCAACGACCTGTTATCATATGACAAACGCCAGGACGTTTCGTCCGAAAACGAGCCGCACCTTTACATCTCCAGCGAATGCCGCGCCGCCATATTTGCGCTCAAGGAATGGACTGGCGCGGACGGCAAAGGTGGTGCCAGCAAAGACCCTATCGACTGCCTCCGCTATGCGGCGATGGCAAATCTGCAGAACGTCGAAGAGATGCAATGGGTAACCGCCGGAGGAGCGTACTAAGTTATGAGGACAGTTATCATCACGGTTCCTTCCTGGGACGAGCCGCCGGTCTTCGATGTGGCGCTTAATGTACCCAACGATTGGGATCTGGACCAGGAACATCGCCAATACTTGAAAGTAAAGGCTTTGTACAATCAGCCTTTTTCGGACTGGTTAAAAGAGCGTGGCGCGGTCGAAGCGACAAACGTAGAAATATTTGAGGACTCATGATTTATGCCTTACACGTTTAATGAAATTGGCAAGGAACCCAACATGATGTTAATTCGGCGTGGCGACATCCTGCGTTGGATAGGTGTGCGTGCTCTCGAATTGGACAAAATTATTCGCGCTGGACTTCTGCCCTGGAAACAGGTGAAACCCAACGGTGTAAGATTTTACAGGAAAGCCGATGTAAAGAGGGTATTCTTGGAAGGGTTCAAAACTACCCCTCAATGGAAGAGCGTCAGGACATCGGAGGCACCGGTAGGCAAGCAGGTTACTAAAATACTTTAAAGCGAATGGCAGACTTTGGCACGACAACCAGTGGCACGGCGGTCAGCCGGTACAGCGACACAATCACCACGCCCGGTCTGAAGGACGACGCTGATCTGCTGGAGGATTTCAAGCGCGAGTTCAACGTGGTGCTAGGCGACTCGGCCCAATACATCCTGCGGATTAACGACATGGACGATGCCCGCTTTTGCCGCTGGATGGGACAAAGCGCTGATGGCAGGAAATGGAGCAAGGACACCGGGACCGGCGTGTTCCCTTGGGAAGGTGCTGCTGATAGCCGGATCTGGTTAATCGACGATACCATCAACGACGACGTCCGGTTGATGAAGATGGCGATGAAACGCGCCCGAATTCAGGCCACTGGCACGAGTGCAATTGACGCTCCCTATGCCCAGGCAGTCACCCAGGTTCTGGATTACGTCCTGCATAACGAGATGGGACAGGAATGGACACGCGAACTGACCTTCGCCGCGCAATGGCGACAACATCTCGGATGTAGCCTGATACAGACCGACTGGTATTGGGAGACTGGCACAGAGTTTAAAGTCATTACGATTGCTGACATTGTACAAATAGCCCAATCCGACCCCACATTGATGGGCCTGTTACAGTTCGTGGCGATGAATCCGGAGCAACTGAGCCAGCAAGATATCCAATTGTTAGGTCAGATTCTGCAAAAGATCTGGCCGGGAATCAGTAATCCGCTGGAAGCACTTGAGTCACTTCGCCGCACCGGTTCCTATGGCTTTGAAAACCCTTACATCAAGCAAAGCCGCCCCCAGGTTTATGCGCTGGCACCCTTTCTGCATGGCAGCAGC